TTTTCTCTAAGTGCTATTTTTTCGTCAGCATCGTAGTTAGCTATTTTAGCCTGAATTAGTTGTTCTTGTATACCTTTAAAAGCGTCTCCTTTAAATAATTTACCATCGACTAATTGTTCAGCATATTCAGCTAATTTTGTATCGTGTTGCATAGTAACAGGATCAACAATTAAACTTTCTTTTACTATTCTAGCAAATGCTTCATTAATTTGTTTTTTAGATTTACCTTCTGCTAAAAATTGCTTTCTTAAAATCTCATATCTATTTTTAAAAGCATTGAAGTTTATAGATGACTCATAAGCTTGCATTATTTCTACACTAGCTCTTATATTAAAACTGTTTTCAGCATGAGTAATACCTTGTTGTTTTACTTGCTCTCCTAAACTTAAAGAATAGTTTTCTAAATTTTTTTCAAAAGTAGATTGAAATCCTATAGCATTATATATAGGGGTATATCCGTTGGCATCTAACCACTCTGTTCTAGTTTTTGTTTCCCAAGCATAATATTCTTGAGGGTCTAACATTGTATCTAAAGCACCTTCTGATATTTTAGATTGCATATGTTTTTTGTAATCAGCGTTAGCTTTAGTGCTTAGTGCTATATTGTATTCTCTTTCTACTTCTAGTTTATTAGCAAACGCACTTAGCTCTGGTGCTACATCTTTGTAAAAGTCTTTAGAAGCTCCTTGTTGATATGCTAAGTCTAAAGCTTTTATCTTAGCATTTTCTGTAGCTTTGTCACCTACTTTGTTTAAAGCACCTATAGTATTATCTATTGCTTTAGATATAGCAGAAGCATCAGATAATTTTTGGTTTCCTGCTCCTTTAACAAAAGTGTCTACAGGTGTTGCTCTTACTTGATAATCAACAGAATCTACAACATTCTGAATTTTTGCTGTTTTACTAATTGGTTTAGCCATTTTATATTCCTATACTTATGATGCTATTGCTGTTACAGCTCCAGCACCTATATTTAATAGAGTAGCTGTTCTACTAGGTTTAGCTACTGAATTAATTCGAGACTGTGCTGTAGAAGTAGCTGCTTTCATTTGTTGATTAGCTTGCGTTTCAGCACGAGATACGTTTTGTGTAATCATATTATTAGCTTCTAGGTATTGCCTAGTTATATCTTGTGATATAGCTCCTTGATTTTGTATAGCACCACTTTCGTAAGAAGCTAATCTAGCTCTTGATTCTGCTTTAATACCTTCTAAATATTTTGATATTTTATCAGTAGCAGCTTTTTCTCTTTCTTCGTTTAATCTATTTCTAATTAAAGATTGCTCATCTATTTGTGCTTGTATAGCAGCATTAGCGTTTGCTTCATAAGCTTCCGCTTGCATCTTGTGACTATTTAAGCCATTTAATATACTTAAACCAGCACCTGCTTTTTGTATAGCACTTAAACCTTTTAGAGCCGTGGTTAGCTTAGTAGCTCCTAACATACCATAGGAAGCTACAGCACTTGTAGCAGTAGCTACAGCACCGCTTATTGTTGATCCTATTGCTGCTAAAGTTACTGGTTCACACATGATTTGTTATCCTCACAAATTGATAGAAAGGTTTTTTACCTACTCCATATTCTTTATCTAATTTTATAAATTCAAAGCCTAATGATTTAAGCCACCTTAATGAAACTGTATTGTCCTCGTGTACATAATTTAAAAGTATGGGATATTGTTGACTCATTCTGTCTACCCATTCTTTTGCTTGAGGTATAAACTCTTTACGAGTATCTATTATTTTATCAGAACCTAGAAGCCAAGGTGAAGCAAATATATTACTATCACATACTCCAAACATTCCCACTACATCCCCATCTTCATGTATAATAGAATTACATTCTTGAGAACCTGCAAAACATTTTAATAGAGCCTCTAAGGGTTCTACTCCATTGCTATACATTATTTCAGTTTTATCTTGTTCACGCATATATGGAGCAAGTTTTGCACAATCTTCTAATTTACTGGGTCTGTAGTGGTGAGTCATATCAAATCCTTCTGTTTCTTAAATGAATAAACGATTCTACCTCAGCATTCTGAAAAATGCAAGGTAAATGACTATCGTTAGTTATAGTTATTTCTGCTTCTTTAGCTTGACTAAGAACTGCTACTCTCATAGAACCATCTTCTACTACGGCAGAGTAACCTAAAATATTATCACTTTGTCCAAGCATACGTCCTGTAAAGGTTGTTACAGTGTCTGTTCTTCCTACAGCAGATACAGTTACTTTAAAACTTCCTGTATCGTTATAGTTAAATACTACATATCTAATCTGGTGTCTAGCTAATCTTGATGGGTCTGCTTCTCCTGCTTTATAAACTTGTTCAGATAGTTGATATTTAAAAGTGTAAGGTTCACCTATATGTACAAAGTTATTTTGAGAAACACCTGAGCCATCTAAATAAGTACCTGCAAGATACGTATATACTGCTGTTGGGTTTGTTCCTGTACCTATTACATTTCCTATATGATCTACATATTGTGTATTAGCTGTAGTGTCATATAAAGCATCTAGTGAAGCTTGATCTGTAATAGCTGTACCTGTTACTTTAATCCTATGATCTAATAAAACACTAGGCTTAGGTAGACTAGCACTTGATGCAGTTCTGTTAAAAGAAACTGTATATGTAGAAGCTGTTTTAAGAGCATGATTATTAAAATCAGATTCTGATATAGTTCTGTTAAAAGTTACATAAGTATCTCCTGTAGTAACTACATAAGAAGATACATTGGTAGTAACTCCATTTAGTGTAATACTTTCAGGAACATTAGTTGAATTGTAGGTAACTCCATTTTCTGTTAATGCTGATATAGATACTACAAATTCTTCATAACATTGATCTAGTACACCATTAGTATCTACTGATTTATAAATGTAAACGTGTTCTATATTACTATTAGTTCTAGTTCCTAATACAGTTGGAGATGTCCAAGCATCTGTATTGTAACCGTTTGTAGGTTGTGAATTAGGCTCTAATACAGCTAAACTACTTCCTGATACATTAAAACCTCTAAACCTACCATATATTTTTACATCATGTCCTACTGTGTCTGGACTTTGGAAAGAGCCTACATTACCAGTAGATTCAACATTACGAGATACTTGAACAGTACCTCCCTCTTCGTCTAAGTTTAATGTCATTACTTCGTATCGTGCATCGTCAAATAAGAAGTATAATTCTCCTAAATTAGCAAATACATCTACTACATTACTATCAAACTTCCATTTAGACCAAGAGCTTTGAACTCTTTCTTTATCTGTATTATACCATCTATACACATAAACTGTTTTAGGGTCTTTATCTGTCAAACATACTAACATATCTTCATTAGTAGATGCAATAAATTTAGTTATTTTACCTTCTATATAATGAGGAACATGAGCTGTAATAGCTGGTGCATCAGATGTTTCTGTATCACTTTGTACGTAGTATTCTCTCATACCTGAAAATTCATCATTTTTAGTAGCAAAGAATACACTTGTACCTGCACCTTGAGGTTTAGCATCTAAGGAACATTCATACTTAGTTGTTAAATCAATACTTACTTCTGCTGGAGTTAATAACGAAGAAGAAGATAAACTAAATTGGTTTACATCACTAAATAAAACTAAGTCATCTTGAGATGGTATTGCTGCTTGTAAAAGAGAAACTTCATTTTGAGCAACACCTACATCAATTACATCTGTATCTAGTAAAGCTCTTACAGTTACTCTAAAGAAATTATTGTAAACACTGGCTTCACTAAAGACTACATTTTCATCAGATAAAATACCTAAACGATTTCTGTGAAAGAATATATCTGTTATTTTATTATCTACAAAACTAGGAAATGGGTTAGTGTCATCATCTCCTGCTTTTCTATCAAGATAAGTTTCTCTTCCAAACGAAAAAGCTAGGTTGCTTTTTTGAAAGAGTATGTGTGGCATTGTAGAGGCATCAAAACTATGTGTTATAGAATTGTTAGGTCTTGACGGAGCAGCACATTCTTTCCATGTCCCTGATGTATTTGAGCCTGAATATTGTGCATAAAAATTATCTTCTTTCTTGTTGTTATCTCCATTTACTGCTATAGTAAAACCTGAAGTACAAAACTTAGGAAGTGCCGTAAAAGATGGGCAAGTGTTTTTAAATGCAAAATAATCATTACCACCGTTGTCATCACTAACTTCTAAGGTAAAATCTAAATATCCAGCTTTTGTTTGATCGCTTCCTGATGAATAACTTGTTTGTGTAGATTGAACTACAACAAAAGGATCACTAGCGTTTCTAACAGCTACTAAATTATTTGTTGAAAACTCTGTTGAGCTTATTTGATCAGCTCCTCCTGCATATATCTGGTCAGTACCGTTTGTTCCATCTGGAACAGTCGTGTTAGGGTCTAACAAAACATCAAAATATTTAGTAGTTTGTAAACCTTGGCTTTCTTGATCTACTACTGTAGTACTACCACCACCACCACCACGAGTTCTTAAATGACCAGAAAATAAAGATGAACTACCATTAGCATTTTTTACTTCAGTAAAATACTCTTTACCGTAGTTCATTTGTTTCATATAGAAAATGCCTTCGTGAGGTCTTGGATTATCTATACTATTTGCTTTTTCAACAATTCTATTTTTATTTACTAAATAAGTTTTATCAGCTACTGACGTAGCAGTTATTAAATTTTTAGATATTGCATCAGTAGCATGAGTTTTATTAAAATATACTATTGGACTTGAACCACCGTGCGTTATATCATCGTTATTTTCTATCCAAGTTCCGTCAGCTAACCAACTAGCTTTTCCAGATTCATATCTTAGATTACCTTCTTTATCATAAACTAATATTGTCCATGTGGCTGCTGAAGTATTAATACTACTACTATCTATTAATATTACTATTGTATATTGTTCTCCTTCTCCTCTTTTATAAGTATGAGTAAAGGCATTGTTTATTTCTGTGCTTGTTAAAGTTGTAGTGTTACTAGAAGATAAATTATCACCGTCTGAGTAACTATTAGTTTTAACAAACTTTTTTAAAAATTTAGTTGGAGGTCGTTTCTTTAATCCATCTACAATATGAGAAAGACCGTTTTCCTGTACCTCACCTTGACTAGCATTTCTTAATGATGCAGGTTGTTGTGAGACCCCATTTATGAGGTTAGGAATATTCTTAGAAACTAGGCTCATATTAAATCACCCTTGTACCTATGTTACGATCTAGTACACTATAAGTACTATTATCGTCAAATATGTTATAATCACCATTATCACCTTCAGCTTCTTTTAAAGCAATCAATGCTTCTTGTTCATCATTTCTATTCATTGCTGAAAGTTCTCTACTTCCTACTACTCGTTCTTGAAATATACGAGCTGCTTTGATAGCTATGTAACGTCTTGCTACTTCAGGAATTAGTTCATAATCTAAAAGGAATACTAAATCTAACTTTAGTGTTTTTCCTATGTTGTAAGTATGATTTATCTTATCATACATTTTATCACCTCTTTGAACATACTCGTTCTTAGAGCTTCTAAATTTAGTTTCGGATTGTGCTAAGTCTGCCCTTAATACATTACTAGGCAATACTACATGACCGTCTGTGTTTTTTGCTATTGAATAATCAGGTTCAGAATTAAAGTTCCATCCATAAGCTTGGACACTTCTTGAAACATTATTGAGGATAGTCTCAGCAGTTTCTGCATCCAACAATCCTGATGTAAGATTGTTTACTGGTGCTTCACCAATTGTGGATAGCATTGTATTGACTGCTTCCAGTTTTGTTGTTGGAGTTGTCATATTTACCTCAATGAAAAAATAAAGAGAAGCACCCCCGAAGGGATGCTCTCGTGTAACAAACTATTAAGTGTTTGCAGCAGTTGTGAATGCAATAGCAGCTTTGTTACGAAGGACGTTATGACCCATCGCATACTTAGCAACCATTAATGTACCTTGACGCTCAATCTGATACTCAGACTCAACACCAAGATCAAGTAACTTAACTGTTGCAGCAGCATCTTTAGTGAAGATTAATCCACCTAAAGATGTACTAAACCCAGAGTAGTCAGTTTGTGGTGTACCAGTATTGTTGTCAGTTCCATCATTATCATTAATGCTATTAGTTATTTCCAAACCGTCAGCAGTTGGTAGGTGATTAGACATAAGAATCTTAACACCGCCTACTGTTGGCACTTGACCAGCAGCAATACTACCGTTACCACCAAGGTCACGATTAATAGCATTGTTATCTGTACCCATTAATTTGTAGTACATAGCTGGAGTAAGAACACAGAATTTCTCACCAGTTACATTAGCAGAATCAAATACTTCTAATGCTGTAATAATACCATTAACAATATCATTACCTTCTACAGTACCAGCAGCACCATCAAAAGCTAGAGTACCAGCAGTTTCAGAACCAGAAACTTCTGCCCATACTGCATCAGTAGTAGCCCATTGATCTACTTGATCTGCTGTACCTGCACCTGTTGCAGCTTTATAGATAACAGAAGCAATGTGCCTATCAGCAGCATTTGCTAAAGCGTTACCCATTTCTTTAGAGTAAATGCTTCGTACATCGTAGTGATTAATTGCTTCATCAATTTTAGGGATGAAGGTTGAACTTACAAGTAAGTCATCTACAGTTACAGTGATTTCACTTGCGTCTACACCGTCACCATAGATAGTTTTACCAGCTTGGTGGTAAGCTGCACCAACAGTACCGATTGATGGGAACTGTGCTGACTTACCGTTTTTTATTGTGCGAACTCTATGCAAAGGCATAAAGATATTTCTTTCTTCAAAAGTTGTCAAAACCTCTCCAGCGAACTGCTTTAAAAACAAAGCACGTTTATCGCCATCTTGGTTGACCTGACCTAATCTGGATACACCAGTTACGTCAGTTGTATGGTCTGTCCACGCCATGATTATTTACCTTTTAGTTAAATGTTTAAATGAATGATATTCTACTCAGTCACTTAACACTCAGTCGTTCTCTGAGATTGTCCTCCTCGGAGGGTCAAAGGTAATTGTACTTGTGTTGTTGTTACTTTTGGAATGTTAAAAAGCCCTCCGAAGAGGGCAAGAGACTATTGTACATTGCTACGAGCTAATTTGTCCGTAACAGCTTGGCGATATGCTGGATCACTTTCGTATCGGGAATCCTTCATAGCTGCTGTGACTTCTGCCCAAGAGCTATAAGTACCGCCTGTTGAAGTAGCTGCCTCACCTTCATATAAAGATGGAGCTTGACCTTCAGCAGATAGATAGCGAGACTGCAATCCTGAAACTGCCAATTGTACCATATCAGTGTCTCCTGATTCTACGGCTCTATCAAAAGCAGCAATCTCTTGTGGAGATAAATTATCTGCTGCCCATGTTATCATTTCACCGTAAGCTTCTTGACCACCTACACTGTTGTAGACAGTCTGTTGATAGTTGGCTGCAAGAGCTTCTTGCCCTTGTATCCAAGCATCTACTATACCTTTTGGAAGTCCTGCACTTTCTAATGCTTCATAAGCATCATCAGACAGTCCTCCTAATTCTGAATATTCGTTTTGAAAAGTATCAAAATCTAGACCAAGATTATCTAATGTATTTTCAACTTCACTAGAATCTGCTGTATCTTCATATTGATCGTAATACTCTTCTTCTTCAGTGTATTCTTCTTGTGTTTCTTCATTCGGTTGTCCTAATTTTTTCTCTAACTGAGAATAGGCATTAGCCATATCTTCAGGACTATCGAATTTACTAGGAAGCCAATCAGGACGTTCAGAGTTGTTCAGTTGTTCTAACTGCTCACCCTTCTCTATCATTGCTTGAGTATCTTCTGCTGACTCACCTTGTTCTTGATATGTGTTAATATTTTCTGTACTCATAATATAGTCTCTTTGTTAAAAATTATTTGTTCATTTGCTTTCTATATTTATTTTTATTTTTATTAGTTGCAGGAGGTTTTGGTTTTGGTTTTAAATCTTCAGGTTTATCACCATAAAGTGTTTTACCTTTCTTTAATTGACTGTCGGCATATTTTGCTATACCTGCTCCTCCTGCTACAACAGTAGCACCTCTAGCTGCATCAGTTAGCCTTTCGACATTCTTAGTACCAAAACGCATTCTCGCTGCTTTTAGTCCATGTTTTGCAACATACCTTGCCATTATTCCTAGTGCTGGGATTGCCATATTATTATCCTACCTTATACAAATTCAGTCTTGTTTTTATTCTTTTTATCTTCTAATGCTTTTTTACGCTTCTTAGAAACAGTACCATCTTTCATACGAGTGTGATACTTCTTACCTTGAAATTCAAAAGTATCTTTACCTTCATCATGTGCTTTTCTAAAAGCTTTACCAAAAGCTGTAGAAGTTTTTACATTGCTATTATTTTTGGTAGTAGTATTAGGTTTATTATTATTATTAGTAGTAGTATTAGGTTTATTATTATTATTAGTAGTATTAGGTTTATTATTGTTAGAGTTTGTTGTAGTGGTTTTTTTCTCTTTAGATAGAGGTAAAGCAGAAGAAACTTTTTTACGTTTTAGTTTATAACCTAAATCTCCTAACTGCTTTGGTTTAGCTGCATCTAATTTTTCATTAAATGCTCTTTGATCTGGATTTAATTCTCCAGTAGGAACTCCAACCTGTCTTTCAGGTTTTTCTCCTTTTGATTTATCAATAATTTTTAAATCTTTACCATCTGTTCTATTAGCAGAACTAGCAAAACCAGCAGCAATAGTTAAAGGAGAAGATGCTACTCTAAGAAGAAGCTTTCCTGCACTTTTTGAACCTGAAGCTGCTTTATCTTTTAGTTTCTTTACAAAATCTTTTCGTGTGTTTATTTTGTTAGCTTTAGCGTGTTGTTCAGTAAGCTTATCAACTCCACCTCCTTTAGCTGTGGTAGTTCTATTTATGTTTTTAGCTGCTTGTTTAGTTTCAGCTTTAACATTTTTCTTTCTAATTTTTTCTCTTCGAGTCTCAACACCTTTTCTTTGTAACCTTGAATCATTTTTGTTTTGTGCTGGACTTCTATTTGATCTAGCACCTACACGCTCAGACTTAGGAGGCAACTTTTTTTGTTCTCTAAGCTCAGAAACATTTTTACGAAGTTCTGCATCATTAGCTTTAATAACTCTTTTTTGTTCGTTCTTAGCTCTTAACTTGGCTTGTTCTGCGTTTCTCTGTATAAGTTTAAGATAGTTTTTCTTTTGAGCTGGTGACATTTTATTGTATTTAGCTCTTTGCTGTCTAGTCATTTTAACTTTCTGTTCAGCCATTATTCTTCACCTTCTTGATTTGGTAATTGTAGATTTCCTGAATCTGCCATTCCTTTAATAACGGAAGGTGCAGCTTTTTCAGCCATCTGCATCATTTGTTGTTGTTGCATCATTTGTTGTTGCTGTTCTTGTTCAGCAGCTTTTTCGTCAGCCGTCTTTACTAATCCCATTGTGTCTATACCTAATGAAGCACCAAGACGATCTATATAATCATCTATATTTAATTCTTGAGCTAACACTTGCTGACCTAATGGGGCTAAGTATTGTAAGAACGCTTGTAGTTTATTTAAGTCTTGACCTCGACCAAGAGCTTCTAAACCAGTTACAATCTGTGGCTTTAAAGTATCTTTAGGGAACTTAGGCATCTTACCTTCTTTCTGCATTTTAGCAAGAAGTAAATTAACAAGAGGTAATTGAAACTCTTGGGATAAGACAGAGTAAATACCACCTAATGCAGTTTCTAATTCTTGTG